GGCGGGACGCCGCCGCGGTCAGGGCGCGGGGCGCGAGGGAGGTGGGCGGCTGCTGGACGATGACGCCGCGGCGGGCCAGGGCGCGGGAGCGGTAGGCGTCGATGCTGGAGACGGGGGAGGAGGTCACTTCGAGTCCTTAGCTGCGGGGGAGGTCGGGGCGGCCGAGGCGGCCGAGTCGATCCGGTGCGAGACGTGGCCCACGACATAGGCGGCGCCCAGCGTCGCGCAGGCGGCCCGCAGGGCGCGGCCGAGGGGTGAGCGCCGGCTGCGGGGTGAGGTGGCCGGAGTGGTTCGGGACGCTGTCAGGGCCAGGGCCGCGCCTATGACGAGCGTGGCCTGGGTGCCGACGCAGAACGGGCAGTCCAGCGCGGATACCAGGCGGTGGCGCCAGGCCTCGGGAGGGGCCGCGTAGCCGAACGGGTGGGATGTGCGAGGGTAGGCGGCCGGCCGGGGGTCGCGCTTCTCGGCCCACGCCTTGGCCGGGTCGGCCAGGACCCAGCCGCCCAGGACGTCGGTCGTGGCGAAGCGGGTGACGCGCAGCGCCGCCCCGGCGGCGAGGACGGCGTCAGCGGCTAGCAGGGCCGCGTCGGCCAGGGCCTCGCGGGCACCGGACCCGCAGGAAGTCGGGGCTGAAGGTGACATGTATGCTCCCATACAAAAGGTTGAGGGTGGAGGGTATGTGTGAATTATAGGGGGGCCAAGCCCACCCCCTCCCGGCCAATCTCGCCGTGAACATCGAGAAACCCCTCGGCTCCAGGGTCCCGCCGGAGAGGCCGATCGTCGGGACGAGGGCAGCTGCCCGGGCGACGTTGGCCGACCCGCCACGCCCCATCGGACTTACCTATGAGTGGACGGCCCCGCGCTCGCGGTCCTTATGGACGAGGGCCGTGAGCGCAAGGGTCGGACCCCTCCCGCGCACCTGCTCGGCCGGACCGACCCCTCCCCTCCCCTCCCCTCCCCTCGTCCGAGGGGGGCTCGCCCCATCGCCCCCGCTCGCCAGCGCGCCGGCCCGGCAGGACGTGGTCGGAGTCACTCACCCTCCTCACCCTCGAGCTTGCACTCCCCGCGTATGACGGCANCGCCCCACCCAGACCCCTCCCACCCAGACCCTTCCTACCGCTGGCCCAGCTGGACCCGCCGAGACCATCCCCACCGTCCCGGTGCGCCGATCCATATTCCCGAAGGGCGCATGCCCCGCCCCAACGGCCACTCTCCCCGCCGTCACCCTCCCCACTGCCACGGGCGCCGGCTGGCGCAGCCAGGCCTTGACCGAGGAGCTGGAGGCCGTGCCCGCCCGCGCCCTCCACCGCAGCCCGGGCAGAGCCCCTCGCCACCTGCGACACGCGCTGGTCGGCACCCTCCTCGCCGCGGCCCTCCTGACGGGCCTCCAGCTCTACGCCGCTGCCGGCATCGCCGACGCCCGGCAGGCCGCGCTCGCCCCAGCCCTCCCCGCCGGGCAGTCCCCCTCCGCCCCGCAGACCGGCTGGCTGCTCGAGGGCACGACGACGGCCGCCCCCTCACCGATCGACCTGCCCCGCTGCACCGCCTCGCCAGACACACCTTTGCCTTGCCTGGCAACGCTTTCCCCCTCCCAGGACCGCGCCGTTGTCCTCGAGGAGGGCGCCTCCCTGACCGCCGTCGTCCGCCACTGAGCGTCATACGCCTCCGCCTCCCGCCCCAGCCACATCAGCCTCAGCGAACCTAACGCCTAGACACCGCCTTCACGCGTTAGCGCCCGCCAGCCGCCTCACCTACCTCCAGCTCACCTCAAGGACCTGCCATGACCTACCAGCCCAGCCCCTCCGACATCCTGTTCGCGCTCCTCGCCGTCCTCACCCTCATCTCCTTCGCGTTCGTCCTGGGCGGCCTAGCAGCCCGCCCGTTCTGAGCCCTCTCCAGGCTTCTGAAGCCTCGAGGGCGTAGCGGGCACCCCGAGCCCGGGGCGGTTCGCGAGAGCGAGCGCAGCGAGCCTCGAGCGATGCCCGCCCCGAGGTGAGCCGCCCCGCCCAGCCCTCCCCTGCCAAGATGGCGTATGTCCGCCATACTCCCGACGGCCCCCCAGGGCCGTTCGGTAGGAGTATGGCGGCATGCGCTTTCCTTGGCAGGGCCCTGCGCCTCATGAGGCGAGTGCTCCGAGCGCAGGTGTATGCCATCGCTGCGAACTCCCCGCCCAGGGGCCCGCGCCGCGGAGCGTAGCGGAGCGCTGGCCCCGTAGCGGGGAGGATGCACCGTGGCATGCGCCTGAGCTGCGGACGCTCGCGCGCAGCCGCGGCCCAGCTCCGCTGGGACGGGGGCAAGCGCCGTCCGGTGCGGTGGACGGCATCGGCCTATCCCGCCATCTTGTGTGACCACGGCCACGCCTAGCCTATTCAACGGGTACGGGTGCGGGTGCGGCCCACGGCTTGCCTAATTCCGTCCCGGTTTTCTCCGACCGTTGCAATTGCAACGAAAAGTCCGTTATGACGGCATACACGTCCCGACTTTTCCGCGGTATTCCGCGGGCGGTCTCTCGGCTCGCGAGCGGCGGTCCTCCTGAGCCTCTCCTTCGCGGTTGTCCGAGATCGACGCGACGCGGCAGCTGCGGTACGTAGACGGTCCCCGCGCGATCGGTACAGGTTCGCCCACCTGAGGCGGCCGCCCTCCCACCTCCCCCGCCGAGCCGGTCCGTAGACGTCCCCGACGCCGTCGCCGATGCCGGTCCAGCTTCGTAGGGGTTCCCAGGGTTCTCCCAGGTTTCTCAGGGTCCTCCCAGGTTTCTCCACCCCTGTACCTTCAGGTATGTGAATGCCGTCACTCAAATTAATTTCTCAAAGTGACGTATGATGGCGGGCAAGAGATCTAGGTCACATGTAACTTATCATACACTTGCCCCCACCAAGTGTATGATGGGCATACGTACTTTTCCTTGGAATGACGCGGTTGTATGCTAAGTTACAAGTTAAGTAATAGGCTTACTCCCCCCGTAGGGGGGAGTAAGCCATAACTATAGAGGGGCAACGTGGCTGGCGTCACACTACGTTCCCAGGATTCTCCCAGGTTCCCCGGCCGGGCCGATTTGCCTCCGGCAGCGCATGCGTGCATACTCCTGCCCATGAGCAACCGCTACTCCCTCAGCCAGACCGGCAGCCCCCGGACCACCTACCGCGTCATCGATCACTCACTGGACGACGAGCCGGCCCTGCACCCGGCCACCCTGCCCAGCGGCGCCCCGCACCCGCGGGCCGGCCAGCCCGTCTCCGTCGTCACCTCCCCGTCCCCGGCCCACTACCGCGTCGAGGGGGAGGGCCGCGCCCGGACCTGGGACGAGCTGGGCGGCTACGCCGTCGCGATCGTCGAGCAGGTCCCCGCCTGGGCCGCCGCCCCCGCCTCCACGGTCCTGCGAGAGGACCCTCACGCCTTCGACGGCATCCCCGACGAGCTGGTCCGCTCCCCCGCCGGCGGCCTGTCGGTACGGACCTGGTTCGCCACCCTCACCGGCACCCACGCCCACCAGCTGCCCCGCTGGCAGGACCGCTACGCGGCCGCCGCCGTCCAGGCCCCGTCGGCCCGCCTCGCCCTGAATCGCCTCATCGAGGCCCTGTAAGCCCTCCTGACGGCCTTACACCTGCGCCCCGGTACCTGCACCTAGGTACCGGGGCGTTGGCCCGTCTATGCCGTTCCTGCGAGTCCGACTGCGCCGGGCCTCTCGAGGGCAGCCCCACCTCGCACAAGCTCCTCAGTCCGCGTAAGCCTCTCTGACGGCCTAACGAGCCCTACCCCGTATGACGGCCCTACCTGACCCTGAAAGTCCGTCAGAGGGGCTCACAGACCCCTTAGCGGGCACTTAAAGGCCCCGCCCACCTGAGTAGGTGGGCGGGGCTCGGCGCAGAGGCAGATCAGGCCCAGTCGGTGCCCTCCTCGCTGACCCAACCTCCCCGACCGGGGACGCGCCCAGGCATGTCGACCGGGCCGGTTTCATCCCACTCGCTATCGAGCATCGCCTCGGACGGAGAGTCGCCGGCGGGACGGAGGGCATGTCCTCCGGGGGTCACATACAGTCCGTTGCCCCCCTCGCTGAGGCAGCGCGGAGACTTCGGGGAGTTCTTGCAGACCTGGGACTCAGCCCCACGCCCGACCGATGGGTGCAGCAGGGTGGCGTCAACCAGGTCAATGTGGTGCGAAGGCCGGTCCCCGACGCCTCGCAGAGCCAGGGCTCCGGNAAGGCCGGTCCCCGACGCCTCGCAGGGCCAGGGCACCCACAATGGCGCAGGCGGCGATGACGAGGGTGGCGATGGTGGCGATGACTGTGGCGGCGGGGCCGGGGCGGTGAATGCTCATGTTGTAAGTGTATGCACGCATACGCCCCGCCTGCAAGCCGCAAGCGGGGCGTATGAGGTGAAGTGCGCCACTACTCCTGAGAGAGGATCGCGCCGACGGCCATAACGGCATGGCCAATGGTGGGAACCCGGTGACTCTCCTTGCCGTAGGCCAGGGTGACGGCCCCGCCTGCAGGGGCGATGACTGCCTCGGCTCCTCCAGGCAGCTCGATCACGCTCACGTCACCGACACGTCGGACCCGGCAGCGGACGTCGAAGGCGGTGACGCGGTCCTTCACGGAGGCGCGCCCGTTGTGGGCGACGGCCTCCATCAGCGTGTCCGAGATGACGACGGCGTCCACGCCGTCGTACCCGTAGCGCCGGGCCGGCTGCCCCTCTCGCGGGACGTACCAGTAGTCGTCAGTCAGCTGGGCGCTGTTCGGGCCGACGGTGACGTACTCCCCGCCGCCGGTGCTCGTCACGTTCAGGCGACCGTACGGCCACTGACGGTCGATCTGCGTGGCTACCTGTTCGGTCATGGCGGTCTTGGTGCTCATGGTTTCTCCTAGAGGGTGACGGGGGCGGTGGTCTAGTACACGTTGGCCTGGTGAAGGGTCTCCCGAACCTGCCCGGCATCTCGACCGTGCACGCGCAGGAAGCCGTTGTCCGGGTCTGGCTCGACGGTGGCGGTGGCTCTCGATCCGAGTGCGCGACTCTCCCGCAGGACGAGGGTCGGCCCGCAGTCCTCGACGGCATGGCCGGCGGCTGCCAGGACCCTCCGCGCGTCCCGCATGCGCTCAGCCGCGCTGTCCAGGCGGACGATGAGTGGGAGGACGTAGAGGATGGTGGGGCGCTCCTCGGGGGCCTGGGAGAAGTCCATGCGGAGGGGGCCGACGGCGGCGCATGTCCTCGGCTCTCGATCTCCGTAGGTGAGGCGGGCCGAGTACTCCCGGATCTCCCCGTCCGGCGTCAGGAAGGCTGTCACCTCTACGCGTNCGAGGACGTCGCGCAGGACGTCCAGAAGCTCTTCGGCGATGCGGCCCATCTTCTCGGC